CACATCTATCATTGAACACAACAGCAGCAGAAGTAACAACCGATGACTCTGTAGACCCTGATAGTTCAGGTTTTATAGTGAATCAAGTAGCAGCAACTAATATCAATGTATCCGCTGGCGAATACATTTTTTACTCAATCGCATAGGACAATCAACTATGAAATACAGAAATAAAACTAGTGGCTTAGTTAGCACTCAAGGTGAGATCCGCCGAGCTAATTCAAACTCTTCATTCCCTCGTGTATGGGACTCAGCAGTCTGTGAGAGCCTAGACATTGACCCAGTACTTGAAGCACCTAAACCAGAGGTTACTAATCTACAACAAGTAGTAGCTGATGGTGTAGAACTTGATGCTTTAGGTAACTGGGTAAACAAGTGGCTCATCATTGATAAGTTTACTACTTATACTGATGATGCTGATGTAACCCATACCCAATTGGAACAAGAAACTGCTTACTTACAATCTCTCGAAGATATTGCTACTGAAGCACTAAGAGCAGAACGTAACAAGTTACTGGCGGCTACAGACTTCTATGCCTTGACTGATGTAACTATGAGTCCAGAAATGACTACTTACCGCCAAGCACTGAGAGATTTACCGGCTAATACGGTAGATGTATTTAATCCTGTTTATCCTGAGTTATTAATCGTCTCGTAGTTTAGTAAAGGAGGTGTAAAATCCTCCTTTTTTCTTTAAAATAGTCATTTATATAATGGTTTCTGCTTATGAATTGAAACTGAATCAAATTAAAATTATTATAAATAATATCACATAATAACACTTCGTGGATAGGGAAACGAAATGGCAATAAGTAAGGATTTTATAGTAAAGAGTGGGCTAGTAGTAACTAGTCCTTTAGGCGTGTCATCAACACCTATTACAACAGATGAATCTGGTAAGGTGGTATTACCTAATGCAATAATATTAGAGGATGGTTCAGACATCCCTAAAGCCAATTTAGTAATCACCCCAGAATCTTTAGCAATACAAGTTGATGCTGTTATGGCTGGTGATGATATGCCTTGGGTTTGGACTTGGGAAAACTCTTCTCTACCATTTGCAAGAACTCCTATCACAAATAGTTTTCAGTTATCAGTCCCTTTATATGAGGACGGAAATTATACTATTAGTAACTTTACTAATACGATTCATGGTATGTTGGATCAAACCCACGGAGCTTCACTAAAATGGGTTGATGGTGCTGGATTTGATAATGAAATATCTTGGGCAAGTACCAAATCAGTTGTATCAGAAAGTCACCCAGATATTAATGGTGGCGTTGCCATTGATGTTCAAAAGATAACGATTAATTTACCCACAAATATCACCCCACCAGTTCTAACTGCTCCTAGTGGTATTGGTTATATGGTTTCACATGCAACAGCTGGTTCTTATACATTCGGTGCTAGTAATGTTGGTGGAGGCGATTTAACATCGGTTGTTGAAGGTGATAATCCAAATATTGGTCCAATGTATAGAGGATCAACGTATACCTTTACCCTTGATGCATCACTTGCGGGTCATCCATTTTACCTAAGTACAGACAACGGAGCAAATTATGTTTCTGGTTCGTATGTTGGTGAATATACAACAGGAGTTACTGGTTCAAGGAATGATGGGTCAACAGGTAAAACGACATTATCCTTTGCTGTTCCTGCTGATGCACCTGATAACCTTTATTATCAATGTGGCAATCATAGTTCAATGCGTGGTGTTATTACCATTAAAGACTTAGCGGTTGAGGTTAATGACGCTGGTAACTTTGTTGTTTATTTCCAACATACCCATGAGGGCATGAAAACCCCTATTGAGTTAAGACCTCTTCCTACTCTTGTTAATCAGATGTGTCTTGTTTATGATGCATCAAATAACCAGTTTGTGCCACAAGATTTGGCAACCTATGTAGAAAATACACCATCATTCAAAAACAAGATTAAAGAAGTTGCTGGTACTGCAACACTTGTTGCTGCTGACGGAACTTCACTTGTTGCCTCTATTAAACTTTATGAAGATGCTTCGTACCTACCTTATGTGAGTAACAAAGGTGGTGACTTAGCTTATGCTAAAGATACTAAATACATTTATATTTGGGATGTGATCACAAGCGGTTGGGAAGTAACTGGTACCAACGTTGCTAGTGTAACTGGACTTCAAGGTTTACTTGATGGTTATGCACCACAAACAACAACATATACAAAGACTGAAGTTGATACTAAACTAGATTTAAAATTAAACATTTCATCTAACTATTCTGATTATAGATTAAAAGAAAATGTTGTTCCTTTGTCAGATCCAATTGATAGATTAGTAGCACTAAATCCTTCTAGGTTTAATTTTATATCTGATCCTGAAATTGTTATTGATGGTTTCTTGGCACATGAAGCACAAGAGATTGTTCCCGAAAGTGTTATTGGTACTAAGGATGCTACACGAACTGAAGTTTATGAAATATCTCCTGGTGTTAATGCTGAACGACAAGTTCCAGTTTATCAAGTAATCGATCTTGCTAAAATTGTTCCTCTACTAGTTGCATCTGTGCAAGAACAACAAAAGGAAATTGATACACTAAAAACTTTAGTCCAATCATTGTTATAAATAATAGTGTAAATAAGGAAGAATTTAATGAGTGTAATTAACGCTAGAATATCACCCGACAGTAAAAACATTAAAACACAATCTATAATAATAGGCGCCTCTAATAAACTTACAGAATTAAGTGATATAGATTCTTCTCAAATAGAACAAGGGTCATTGTTAATTTATGATGCAACCCTTGAAATATGGAAAGCAAAATCTACATTAGACGATGGAACTTATATAGAGTGCGGTCATTATTAAAATTACATTTTAAAAACAGGAAATAATAAGTATGTCAACAATTATTCGTATAAAACGTACAACAACTGCTGGAGATCCTTCTGTTTTAGGTGATGGCGTTTTAGCATACTCAGCAGCTGATTATGGAAATGTAGCGGGTGGTGGCAGATTATTTATTGGTGTCGGTGCTGAAACTGCTGGAGATGCTGCTTCTCATCTTGTTATTGGTGGACAATACTTTACAGATAAATTAGATCATGCACCTGGTACTCTAACTGCATCTTCTGCCATTATTACTAATACAGATAATAAAATTGATATTCTTAATGTCGATAATATTACTCTAAATGGTAATACTATATCAACTACTAATGCCAATGGAAATCTATCATTCACTCCTAGTGGTAAATCAATATTCTCTACTAATGTTGAACTTACTTCTGATTTATTAGTTACCGGTAATCTAACCGTTAATGGTACCACAACGACTATTAATACAACAGAACTTGTTGTTGCTGATCCTATTCTGTATATCGCGGAAGGAAATAATGTAACAAACTCTGTCGATATTGGTTTCATGGGTGGTTATAATAGTGGCACTTATGCACATACTGGTTTATTAAGAAATCATGCTGATAATGAATGGTATCTGTTTAATAACTATAGTTCTGAACCAACTGATAATACTATTAACTTTACGGGTATTAATCTTGCTTCTTTAAATGCTAATGTTATTGGTGGATTAACTGGTAATGCTTCTACAGCAACTACACTTGAAACAGCAAGAACAATATCATTATCTGGTGATGTTCAAGGTTCAGTTTCATTTAATGGTTCATCTAATGTTTCTATCAACGCAAATATTAATACTGCTTCAACTTCTGTTTTAGGTGTTGCTTCATTTAATGCTAATAACTTTGATGTCACTGCTGGTGCAGTTTCTATTACTGTAGTGGATGGCGGAACTTACTAGTATAAATATATAAAAAGAGGGGATTTTTATTCCCTCTATTATTAACACTATTATTTGTGAGTCATTTTTATGTCTAAACTGTTATTAAAAAAATCTTCTATATCCGGAAAAGTTCCACTAAATGCGGATCTGGATTATGGTGAATTAGCATTAAACTATGCTGATAATAAATTATACTTCAAAGATTCATCCAACGCAATAACATCTATCGGTAGTGGTGGTTTATTTGAAACTATAGTATATAATACCACCACTACTAATACCAATCAAATAATAGATTCTTTTGATATAACAGAATACTCTAGTGTTAAGTTTTTAATACAAGTTAAATCTGGTACTGATATTCATTGTACAGAAGTATTTCTTATGCATAATGGCACTAATGTGTTTTTATCAGAATATGCTACAATGTATTCTACAGTATCATTAGGTATTCTCGATGCCGATATATTAACGGGTACTTGTAGAATATTATTCTCTCCTACTAATGCTATTAATAATATAACTATTAAACGTATCGGTTCTTGAACTATATAAATACTATAAAATATATCGGAGTTAATTAATTATGGCAGTTTATGCAAACCTTATAGTAGATCAAGGATCAGATTTTTCATCAACAATATTCGTAACTGATAATGTCGGTGATATCCTAGACCTTACAAATTATACATCTAGTGCTCAAATTCGTAAATCCCATTCATCATCAACAGCAGTGGATTTTATAACATCTATACTGAATCCTACTGATGGGCAAGTGCAAATTAAATTGACCAATGATCAATCACTAGCAATGAAAGCTGGTAGATATGTTTATGATGTTGAAATTGTTAGTGATATTGGTGTTGTTACAAGAGTCGTTGAAGGTCAATTAGAAGTAACTCCTACCGTAACAAGATAATATATATCGGAATATAAAATTATGGCAAATCCAACATCAAGACCAACTCTTATAGATTATTGTCTACGTAGACTTGGAAGCCCAGTAATCGAAATAAATGTAGATGAAGACCAAGTAGAAGATAGAATAGATGATGCTCTTCAGTTCTATCAAGAGTACCATTCTGATGCTACCATGAGGATTTATCTTAAACACCAAATTACAGCAGATGATATTGCAAATAAATATCTTACTCTAAATGATAATATCCTTTATGTGAAAAGAATATTCTCTAATGCTGAAGGATTAGATAGTGCTAATGATATGTTCTCAATTAAATATCAAATGCACCTAAATGATTTCCAAGACCTGTCCTTTATTGGTGATCTTGTGAATTATGAAATGACTCAACAATATCTTTCTTTGATTGATATGAAAATTAATGGTGTAGGTGAAGCAATTAGATTTAATAGAAATATGAATCAACTTCATCTAGATCTTGATTGGTCAACAGAGATTTATGAAGGTAAATATGTTATAGTTGAATGTATGAGAATTGTGGATCCCGCTACTTATCCTGATGTTTACAATGATATGTTTCTTAAACAATATGCTACTGCTTTATTGAAACAACAATGGGGATCAAATCTTATCAAGTTTGAAGGTATGCAACTTCCTGGTGGTGTTAGTATTAATGGTAGACAACTCTTTGATGATGCTACAACAGAATTGGTTGCTATAAGAGAACAAATGCAACTCAATTATGAGATGCCAGCCGACTTCTATACAGGTTAATCAGTATGGCAACTAATGTATATTTCTCTGGTAAAGTGGCATCCGAACAAAATCTTTATTCTGATTTGATTATCGAATCTGTTAAGATGTACGGTCAAGATGTTTATTATCTTCCAAGAGAAATGGTATCGGTTGATAATATCCTTAATGAAGATATTGAATCCAATTATGATACCGCATATACTATTGAAATGTATATTGAAGGTGCTGATGGATTCGCGGGTGAAGGTGATATTCTTCAAAAGTTTGGTATTGAACTAAGAGATCAAGCAACCTTTATTGTTTCTAAAAGAAGATGGGAACAACTTGTTGGTGTTAATAATAACGGTATAAATTCATCTCGACCTGCTGAAGGTGATTTGGTTTATTTACCTTTATCTAAATCACTATTCGAAGTTAGATTCGTTGAACATGAATCCCCTTTCTATCAATTACAAGATCTACCAGTTTATAAAATTCAATGTGAATTATTTGAATATTCAGGTGAATCTATTAATACTGGTATAGATAACATTGATGATATTAATGTTAGTATTGCTGCTCAATTAACTTTAATTATTAATAATACTAATGCTATAGATTTTATTATTAACGAAAATGTCCAACAAGAAATTACTTTAGGTTCTGGTGAATATGTCACTGGTAGAGTAGTCACAAAAGAAATTGTTGATGTTGATAATACTAAAATTACTTTAACTGATTGGGCAACTACCGATGGTTTATATCATAACTTTAATAACACAACACCTCTTACAGGATTAACTTCTGGTGCTATTTGGGATGTTGTTGAAGTATATGATATCAATTCTGTTGTATCAAAAAATGCTTTTAGTGATGAACCTTATGCCGATAATCAAGTATTTGAACAAGCAGGAGATTCTATTATAGACTTCTCAGAAACTAATCCATTTGGTGACATATAATGTTGAATAATCATTTTTATCATGCCTCAATTAGAAGAACAATTGCCGCTTTTGGTTCATTATTTAATGATATAAAAGTTATAAGAAAGGATTCTGCTGGAGAAGTAAAACAAATTACAAGAGTACCTTTAGCATATGGACCAAGACAGAAGTTCCTTGCTAGATTAGAAGAACAAAGCAACTTGAATGATCCTAAAGTTGCTATTAAATTACCTCGTATGTCTTTTGAAATTACTTCTTTGACATACGATAATACTTCTAAACTTAATAAAATGAACAGGATGTCTAAACCTATTATTGGTGATCCTGATAATAAAAGTGTAGTATATACTAGTGCTCCTTATAGAATGGGTATTCAATTATCCATTATGGCAAAGAACCAAGATGATGCTCTTCAAGTAATAGAACAGATAATGCCATATTTTCAACCAGAATATACTATCACTATTAATGAAGTTCCTGAGTTGGGTATTAAAGGGGATGTTCCTATTGTATTAACTGGTGTGACTTTATCAGATGATTATACTGGTGACTTTATGACTCGTAGAGCAATTGTATATTCTTTAGACTTTGATCTAAGAGTAAGATTCTATGGTCCAGTTTCTACTCATGCTATTATTAAAACTGCTGCTATTGATTTTATTGATGGTGATACATTTGGGTTCTTAGAAGAAATCACTGTTGATGGTACTGTCGATCCTATAGTAATAGGTATTGATAATATTAATAATAATGTTAAAGATTAATAGTATCCCAATCTTTCCCAGTGACATATCTATTATACTACATTTTATAACAAATGTCAACCCACTAGGAACTAAATTATGAAAACTGAAATAGATGCAGATTATGAGTATGCAAGATCTAAATACTACGACATGATCACCAAGAATGATGAAGCAATTGATATGATGATGGAACTGGCAAGAGAACAAGAAGCACCACGTACCTTTGAAGTTCTATCTAATATGATCAAACAAAACTCTGAGATTGCCGATAGATTAATGGAACTACAAAAGAAGAAAATAGAAGTCATTAAATCTGGTGAACTTGAAACCCCAGCACAATTAACTCAAAATAATGTTTATATTGGATCTACAACAGATCTACAGAGATTGTTATTAGAGAATGTGAAAGATGTGACTCCAAATGAAATCGATTCAGAAAGTTGAAACAAAGGGGTATCTTGGTAATCCCCTTGTCAAAAAAGATGGTATAAATCAGAACTGGACTCAAGAAGAGATTGATGAATACTCAAAGTGTATGAATGATCCTGCATACTTTGCTAGAACTTATCTAAAAGTTATTCATCTTGATAGAGGTTTAGTTCCATTCGATCTATACGATTATCAAGAAAATATGTTCGATCACTTCAATAATAATAGATTCTCTATTGTTCTTGCTTGTAGACAATCTGGTAAATGTCAAACTTTTAATTCTTATATATATATTAGGAACAAGAAAACTAATATAGAAGAACGTATAAGCATTGGAGATTTTCATGAAAGAATTAAAAGAAATATGTAACAGAATAATTAAAGAATCTAACAACAAAGGTAGATCTAAACATGTGTTATATAAAGATAACATAGAAAATATCATATCCACGCATGATATGATATTTGAGAATATGAAGAATAAACCTATAGGTCAAAAGATCTCAAGATTATATAATGAATTGGAAAGACCTGATATTGGTGGTGTTACTTGTAGAATATGTAATATATATTACAGAGATGATATAAGACAACATATAATAAATTCCCATAATGTTACTATAAGTGAATATAAGGATAGATATGATTCTGCTGCTATATTGTCTGATAAAGTATTAACTAAATATTCTGATAGAATGTTAGGTAGTAAGAATCCAGCATTTCAGCATGGAGGGAGATTAAGTCCATTTTCAAATAAGTTTGTGAAATATCAAGATGGTTCTGTTGATTATTCAATTGAAGATGTTGTTAAAAAGAAGATGCAAAGTGTTAAAGATAATCCACAAAATCAACACACAAATATTGAATTTTATTTAGCACAAGGTTTATCAATAGATGATGCTAAGGCAGCACTATCAGAAAGGCAATCGACATTCTCACTAAAATCGTGTATTGAAAAATATGGAGAAGAAGCGGGAAAATTAAGATGGCAACAAAGACAAGATGTGTGGCAAGAAACCCTTAAAGATAAGACACCTGAAGAAATTGATATTATTAATCAAAAGAAAGGTACAGGAAGAATGAACCAATTGTTTAACAGGAAACCTGAGATGAAAAATATACCAGGTATATTATATCTTATTAAATTTTATAATGAAGATATAGTATTTTGGAAGGTTGGTATAACATCACGTACAATAAAAGAACGTTTTGGTTCAATGAATAAATATAATCTTAATATGGATATTATTACTGAAAATAAAAATATGACATTCTATGAGTGTTTTAAAGCAGAACAATCTATATTAAATTTGCATAAAGATATAAGAATTAACGTGAACTATAATGGATTTAAAACCACAGAGGCATTTGATGAACCAATTACTATCTGATAAAACTGAAAGAAAGTTTATTGAAGAATTTGATGTGAGTGATTATGAAATTCTTACAGAGGATGGATATAAGGATATAACATCTAGTAAGAAAACTATTGAATATGATGTGTGGAAATTGGTTACAGAAAATGGACATTTCTTAGAGTGTGCGGATACACACATCGTTATAGATTCATTTGGTAATGAAGTTTATGCCAAAGATTCTCTAGGGGTTATGATACAAACTATTGAGGGTAATAGTATAGTATCTTCAGTGGTTAAACCAGATTATCTTAAAGAACATATGTATGATCTGTCAATAGATTCGGATAATCATACATTTTATTCTAATGGTATATTAAGTCATAATAGTATATCATCTGTTGCATATCTGCTATGGTATGCTATATTCAATCCAGAAAAAGTGATCGCAATACTAGCAAACAAAGGTGCCACTGCTCGTGAAATGTTGTCACGTGTCACCCTAATGTTAGAAAACTTACCATTCTTCTTACAACCAGGATGTAAAACCCTAAATAAAGGTTCAATAGAATTCTCTAATAACTCTAAGATTGTTGCTGCCGCAACTTCTGGCTCTTCTATTCGTGGTTTATCTGTATCATTATTGTTCTTGGATGAGTTTGCTTTCATTGAGAATGATGCTACATTTTATACATCAACTTATCCTGTTGTATCTTCTGGTACATCTACAAGAATTATTATCACCTCAACCGCTAATGGTATTGGTAATGTATTCTATAAGTTATGGGAAGGTGCTAATCAAAAGACTAACGACTTTAAACCATTCAGGGTAGATTGGCAAGATGTTCCTGGACGTGATGAAGAATGGAAAAGACAAACTATTGCTAACACTTCTGAATTGCAATTTACCCAAGAATTTGGTAACTCATTTATTGGTGGTTCTGATACACTGGTAACACCAGAATGTTTATTAACACTTAATGCGATTGATCCAATAAAGGAAACTTATAATCTAAGAGTTTATAAAGATCCAGAACATGGTCATGAGTATATGATGTTCGTTGATATTGCTAAAGGTCGTGGTCAAGATTATTCTACATTTAATATTATTGATATAACATCATCACCTTTTGAACAAGTTTGTGTTTTCCAAGATAATAATATATCTCCTTTATTATATCCTGATGTATTATATAAATATGCTATGTTATATAATGAGGCATATATAATAGTAGAATCAAATGATCAAGGTTCTATTGTTTGTAATGGATTATATTATGAACTAGAATATGAAAATGTTTATGTTGAATCGATAATTAAAAGCAATTCTATTGGTGTTACAATGACCAAGAAGATCAAAAGAATTGGTACATCTAATATGAAAGATATTATTGAGCAGAATAAATTAAAGATAAATGATGCTAATACAATTATTGAGTTATCTACTTTTATATCACGAGGTTCTTCTTTTGAGGCATCACGAGGAAACCATGATGATTTAGTAATGAACCTTGTTCTGTTTGCTTGGTTCACTTCCACACCATTCTTTGGTGAAATGACTGATATAAATATTAAGAATTTATTATATTCAGAGAAAGTAAGAGCAATGGAAGATGATATTGTTCCTGTAGGCATTTTTGATGATGGTAGAGAAGATGCTTTTACAGTAGAAGATGGGGTACAATGGGAAACTATAAATACTGGTATGTTCTAAATATTAAATAGTATAAATAGTATTGAATGAGTAATAATCTTATTATGATTCTTATTACATTATAATCATTTTTTATAATCTTTTTGGAGAGGAAACAAATATGGGCTTTCAAGTTTCACCTGGCGTTCAGGTAAAAGAAATAGACCTAACAAATGTTGTTCCCGCGATATCTACCTCTATTGGTGGTTTTGCTGGTGCATTCAATTGGGGTCCCGTAAACGAAATTCGGATGGTAGGTTCAGAATCAGAACTTGCCTCAACCTTCGGTATACCCGATGATAATACAGCACCTTACTTCTTATCAGCAGCTGCTTTCCTGCAATATGGAAGAGCTCTTAAAGTTGTTCGTACCGCTACTACTAATTTAAACGCGACAAGTTCTGGTGTTGGTCAGTTAATCATGAATCGTGATGATTATGAGGAAGCGACTGTAACAGATTCTTGGGTTGCGAAATATCCAGGCATATTAGGAAACTCTTTAAAAGTTTCTATTTGTCCTGCTGATACTACTGTATTTGCTAGTTGGGCATATGCAGACAACTTTGATTCTGCACCAAGTACTTCAACTTATGCTGCTGCACATTCTTCTAGTAATGATGAAATGCATATAGCAATAATCGATGAAGATGGTTCTTGGACAGGTCTTGCTGGTTCTGTTCTAGAAACATTTCCATTTGTATCTCAAGCATCTGATGCTAAAGCAAGTGATGGAACTTCTAGTTACTACAAAGATGTATTAAACGGAAACTCTAATTATGTTTGGTTTGGTGATCATGACGCTACATTAGTAAATGCTGGTGGTCTTACTTCTGCTGTTGCAGATTTTAATGCTACTGTTATTGCTGCTGAAGTTTCTGATTCGTTTTCTGGTGGTACTGATGATAATTTACCTACACTTGGTGAACTTCAAACTGGATTTGATTTTTTCTCTGATGCAGATACTGTTGATGTAAATTTAATATTCTCTGTTCCTGGTGTTGATGGTGGTGAAGATGTTACATTTGCTAATTACCTTATTGCATTAGCAGAAGCACGTAAAGATGTTGTAGCATTCATTTCTCCTCCTATTCAAGATACTGTTGGTACTTCTACTCCTGCAACTGATGTAAAAACATTTGCTGATCAGGTAAGTTCAAGTTCTTATGCTGTTATAGATTCAACCGCATTAAAAGTATACGATAAATATAATGATGTATACCGTTGGATTCCTGCTGCTGGTGTTATGGCTGGTTTATGTGCTAACACAGATACAGTTGCAGATCCTTGGTTCTCTCCTGCTGGTTATACACGTGGTCAAGTATTAGGTGTCACTAAAATTGCTTTTAACCCTAAGCAAGCAGATCGTGATACACTTCACAAAGCAAGAATCAATCCAATTGTTTCTTTTCCTGGTCAAGGTACACTTCTTTATGGTGATAAAACTGCTCAAGCAAAACCATCTGCTTTTGATCGTATTAATGTCCGTAGATTGTTCATCGTTTTAGAAAAAGCAATTGCTACCGCAGCTAAATATCAATTGTTTGAACTGAATGACGAATTTACAAGAGCAATGTTCCGTAACATGGTTGAACCATTCTTACGTGACGTAAAGGGTCGTAGGGGTATTACTGACTTCGCAGTTATCTGTGATGAAACTAATAATACCGGAGAAATTATAGGATCTAATCAGTTTGTTGCTGATATCTATATTAAACCTGCTCGTTCAATCAACTTCATTACTTTGAATTTTATCGCCACTCGTACTGGTGTTCAATTCGCAGAAATTATCGGTCAAAAATAAGGGGATCTTAAATGGCAATTTTAGGCGTAGATGACTTTAAGTCAAAATTATTCGGTGGTGGTGCAAGATCAAACCTTTTCAAAGTTGAAATGGGTTGGCCAGCAGTAGCACTTGCGGGTTCTGGGGAATCTGAACTTGCGGGGTTTTTAATCAAAGCAGCAAGTTTACCTTCTTCAGTTATTGCACCAATTGAAGTACCATTTCGTGGTAGAAAGTTACAAATTGCGGGAGATCGTACATTTGAACCTTGGATTATCACTGTAATCAATGATTCTAACTTTGCACTAAGAAATGTATTTGAAAAATGGATGGATGGTATTAATGCACATTCTGCTAATACTGGTGTAACCAATACTTCAGATTATTTTGCGGATGCAAGTATCTATCAATTAGATAAGAGTGGTGAGCAACTAAAAGGTTATGTTTTTAGAGGTCTTTGGCCTAGTAACTTATCAGCAATTGATGTAAGTTATGAAACTGAGGGTATCCAAGAATTCACCGTTGAACTTCAAGTTCAATATTGGGAATCTGATACAACTAACTAGAAAATTATTATATAAATATAAGTGAATGGAGGGGTAAGAAATTATCCCTCCCCTTTATAACTTAGGAAAAATACTATGGCATCATTATTTGGATTTGAATTTAAAAGAAAGTCCCAAGATAAAGAAGACGATAAAAAACAATCGTTTGTTGCTCCAATGGAAGATGATGGTTCCAGTTATGTATCTGCTGGTGGTCATTATGGACAGTATGTAGATATTGGTGGTACTGACGGTGATAAGAATGAAGCAGATAATGTTAGACGATATAGAGATATAGCACAACATCCAGAATGTGATGCTGCTATTGAAGATATTATCAACGAAGCAATTGTTTCAGATTCTAATTCGGCACCTGTTGAAATTATTATGGATGACTTAGATCAACCTGATAATATCAAAAAGACTATCAAAGAAGAGTTTGAGAATGTTGTAAGGTTATTACAATTTAATCATTATGGTCATGAGATTTTTCGTAAATGGTATGTTGATGGTAGATTGTTCTATCATATCATTATTGATGAAAAAACTCCAAAGAAAGGTATATTGGAATTAAGACCAATTGATCCTACACGAATTCGTAAAGTAAAAGAGATTGATAAAGTCAAAGATCCTGTAACAGGGGCAGAACTTATCAAATCAGTTGATGAATATTACATTTATCAAGATACAAGTTTAAATAAATCTAATCAAGGTTTAAAGATTTCATCTGATGCAGTTCAATATACTACTTCTGGTTTACTAGAAGGTAATAAGAAAACTGTATTAAGTTATTTACATAAAGCAATTAAACCCGTAAATCAATTACGGATGATGGAAGATTCTCTTGTAATTTATAGATTATCAAGAGCACCAGAAAGACGTATATTTTATATTGATGTTGGTAACTTGCCAAAAGGTAAAGCAGAAGAATATCTGAAAGGTATTATGAACCAGTATAGAAATAAATTGGTGTATGATGCTTCTACTGGTGAGATTAAAGATGATCGCAAGAATATGTCTATGCTGGAAGATTTTTGGTTACCGCGTAGAGAAGGTGGTCGTGGTACTGAAATTACTACACTTCCTGGTGGCGAAAACCTTGGACAAATTGATGATATACTATACTTCCAAAAGAAACTATATAAATCATTGAATGTACCAGTAGATAGATTAGAATCAGAAAATGGTTTTAGTTTAGGTAGATCAACTGAAATTTCAAGGGATGAAGTTAAGTTTCAGAAGTTTATTAATAGATTACGCAAGAAGTTTTCTTGGTTATTACTTGATTTACTGAAAACCCAATTATTACTTAAGGGTATTATTACTGAGAGTGATTGGTATGATTTCAGAGAGAATATTGTTGTTGATTATATTAAAGACTCTTATTTCTCAGAACTTAAAGAAAATGAGATCATAAGAGAACGAGTTGGATTATTAACCGAACTTGATCAATATGTTGGTGATTATTATTCTAAAGATTGGATTCGTAAAAACGTTTTAATGTTATCAGAAGATGATATTAAACAAATGTCTGATGAAATCGATGAAGAAAGAAAATCGGGTGATATTCCAGATGAAGATGACATATAATATCTTGAAATATTAAATGTTATAAATATAATAATATAGGAATAAACATGAATAATATAAAAGATTTAATAGATAATATATCAGTGGGTGATAATACAAAGACTGTTGATATGTTTAATAGTACAATGAAATCCAGAATTATGGATGCCATTGAAACTCGTAAAGTTGAACTTGGCAATTCAGTATACAACAGAGAACCTGACAATGAAGACATTTAAAGAACTAAGAGAGTTTGTTGATATTCAAGAATCTGTTAAAAGTTATACTGTAGGCAAACATAAAATAACTATTGATAAGAACGGATCTAAATTCTCTGCTAGTATTGATGGGGAATTATTAGATTCAAGTTTTAAATCAGAAAAGGATGCTGTAACTTCAGTATCTGAGTTTATTGATTTAATGAAACTTTAAAGGAAATAAAATGTATCTTATTACAGAACATCTTGAATCTAATTTAGACTATATAACCGAAGAAAAGAACGGTAAGAAGAGTGTTGTCATTGAAGGTATCTTCATGCAAGCAGAATCTAAAAACCGTAACGGTAGAGTTTATCCGCGTCCAGTCATGGAAAGAGCAGTAGATAAATATGTTACAGAACAAGTTGTAAAAGGTCGTGCGGTTGGTGAGTTAAATCATCCGGATGGTCCATCTATTAATTTAGATAAAGTTTCACACAGGATTACCGAACTTAATTGGGATGGTAATAATGTTAATGGAAAAGCACTTATATTAGATACTCCTATGGGTCAGATCGTAAAGGGTTTGGTTGAAGGTGGTGTCCAACTAGGTGTTTCAAGTCGTGGTATGGGAAGTCTTGTTACTAGAAATGGTGTGAATATGGTTGGAGATGATTTTCATCTTTCAACTATTGACATTGTTCAAGATCCGTCAGCACCAGAAGCCTTTGTTAATGGGATTATGGAAGGTGTCGATTGGATTTGGGATAATGGTATACTAAAGCAACAAGATATTGAAAAATATGGGACTGAAATCAAGAAAGCATCTAAAAAACATCTAGCGGAAGCACAGATGTTGGTGTGGAAAGATTTCCTCTCAAAACTTTAACTCTAGATTATTAAAGGAATCTATTATGTCTGAGAAGACCAAAAACGAAGAGTTGGATCTTATTGAAGATATTACTGAAGTAGAACTCCAAGATGAAATCCTTGTTGAAACCGTTGAAGTTACGACAGAGGAAATCGTTGAGGAAGTTGCTGTAGAAAAACCTGCTACTAAAGCAGGGTTATTAGCATCTATCTACGAAGAAATGTCTAAATTGGATAAAACCAAATTAGCAAAAGCCTATGAATCTATTCTTGGCGAAAAAGTCGAAATCGATGACGAAGATGAAGAATCTGATGAGGAAGAATCAAAAGAATCTGATGAGGAAGACGAAGACGATGAAAAAGTAGTTGTAGAGAAAAAGAAAAAGGGTAAAGTTAAAGAATCTTATGATTTTAAAGACGACCTTGACGCTTTAGTAATTGCAGATTCTACTCTTTCTGAAGAGTTCCAAGAGAAAGCTGGAACAATCTTTGAAACTGCTGTTAAGTCTAAAATCACTTCAGAGATCGAAAGATTAGAAGAAGAGTATGCTGTTCAACTTCAAGAAGAAAGTGAAGTTATCAAAGAAGGACTTGTAGAAAAAGTAGATGGTTACTTGAACTATGTAGTCGAATCTTGGATGGAAGATAACAAACTTGCAATTGAAGCTGGTATCAGAACTGAAATTTCTGAATCATTTATGCAATCATTGAAAGGTTTATTTACAGAACATTATATTGATGTTCCTGAATCTAAAGTCGATCTGGTTGATGATTTAGTTGAAGAAGTAACTTCTTTAGAAGAGCAAGTTAATAATATGGTTGGCGATAACATTAAATTGACAGAATCTGTTCAATTGTTAAAACGCGAAATGATTATTGATGAAGCTGCTAAAGATCTAGCAGGTACTCAATCAGAGAAATTAAAAGGTCTTGTAGAAGATCTTGAGTTCGAAGACGAGAAAACTTTTATTAAGAAAGTTTTTACTGTCAAAGAATCTTATTTTTCTGACAAACTAAGCGATTTCGATGTTGAAAAAGCTGAAATGGAAAATGGAAGTCTTGCTGAATCAGTACAACTATCATCTTCAATGGAAAAGTACTCTTCAGTACTTTCTAAAACACTTAAATAACAACAAACCCTAGGAGATTCAAAAATGTTTAATTCAGAAACCGTACAAAGTAAATGGCAGCCAATTTTAGAACACGCTGCAATTCCTGAAATTACAGATACATACCGTAAATCGGTAACTGCTGTATTATTAGAAAACCAAGAAAAAGCAATGACAGAAGAACGTTCTGCAATGGGTTTCATTAATGAAACTGCTGCTAACGCTACTAATGCTGGTGCTGCTCCAATGGCTAACTGGGATCCAGTTCTGATCTCTTTAGTTAGACGTTCTATGCCTAACCTTATGGCGTATGATGTTGCTGGTGTTCAACCAATGACAGGACCAACTGGTCTTATCTTCGCTATGAAATCTAACTATTCTACTCAAGGTGGAACAGAAGCACTTCAAGATGAAGCAAATACTGCTTTCTCTGGTGCTGGTACTCACGGTGGTGATTCTAGTTCTTTAGTTGGTGCTGGTGTAGATACTACTCCTGCTGATACTATCGAAGATTCATTTGCAATCGGTTCTGGTATGACTACTGCTCAATCTGAAGCATTAGGAAACACTGGTGCAGCATTTGGCGAAATGGCTTTCTCAATTGAGAAAACTTCTGTTACTGCTAAAACTCGTGCATTGAAAGCTAACTACACAATGGAATTAGCACAAGATCTTAAAGCAGTTCATGGATTAGATGCTGAAACTGAACTTGCTAACATCTTATCTGCTGAAATTCTTGCAGAGATCAATAGAGAAGTTATTAGAACTATCAACGTTAAAGCAAAATTAGGAGCACAGTCTAGTAATGTTGCTTCTGCTGGTACTTTTGATGTTTCTACTGATGCTGATGGTCGTTGGTCTGTTGAGAAATTCAAAGGTCTTATCATTCAAATTGAACGTGAAGCAAATGCTATCGCTAAAGATACAAGACGTGGAAAAGGTAATTTCATTATCTGTTCTTCTGATGTTGCTTCTGCTTTAACTGCTGCTGGTATGTTAGATTATACTCCTGCACTTTCTGCAAAATTGAATGTTGATGATACTGGTTCTACATTTGCTGGTGTTCTTAATGGTAGTATGAAAGTTTATATCGATCCTTATGCAACTCAAGACTACGTAACTGTCGGTTACCGTGGTACTAACCCTTATGATGCTGGTATGTTCTATGCACCATATGTTCCTTTAACTATGGTTCGTGCTGTTGGCGAAAATGACTTTCAACCTCGTATCGGATTCAAAACTCGTTACGGTATGGTTGCTAACCCATATGCTACTGGTGCAAGTGCAAGCGAAACTGGTACTAACCGTGCTAACCAATACTACCGTATCTTTGCTGTTGCAAATATCTTAGTATAGTTTGAAATTTACAAGGATGTAAGTTAAAAGGGGACTTAATTGTCCCCTTTTTTTTGTCTTATAAATACTACTATATTATCAATGTAGAGATTTATTATGCCATACGACCTTAATGTTAATTTCAAAAACGAAAGAACATCTATTCTTAGTGAAGATTTATCTTTATTAAATCCAACAGGGTTTAGACTTACTATTGATTCACTCAAATATCCTAATGCACAATTTATGGTTCAGCAAGTCGAACTACCTGAATTGTCAGTCACATCACAAACATTTAGTACACCACTTAGAGATATAAGTATGTCTGGTGGTAAAGTTGTCTATAGTCCTTTGACTTTGACTTTTTTAATAGATGAAGAACTCTCTAACTATCAAGAAATACATGATTGGTTGTTTGGTCTAGTATCAGAACAAGATAGTAGATCTGTAAAGAAATCTAGAGATCTTACTCTATTAGTTCTATCATCTTCTAATAATGTTATTAAACAAATTCAATTTATCGATGCCTTTCCAACATCCCTTGGATCATTACCATTCGATATTACACAAACTGATGTAGAATACTTAACCGCAACAGTGTCTTTCGATTATTCGTATTTTAAATTCTTATAGATATTCTTTTATTATGATGGAGGTTTTATTATGTTACAACTAGAAAATATACTTGAATTGTGGAACAAAGATTGTCAAATAGATAGACTGAAATTAGATGATGCTTCACTTGAAACACCTAAACTTCATTCCAAATATCTTCAACTTTATGCTATTGTTAAACTACAACACAAGAAATTAGACCTCAAATATAAAACACTACTTAAACATAAATTCTTATGGTATAATGGTAAATTGTCAAGATCACAAATGGATGATCTTGGTTGGGGGTATGATGCACTAAATGGTCTGAAAATCCTTAAAGGTGATATGGATAAATACTACGACTCCGATGTAGACATTCAAACAATGCAACTTCAATTGTTCGAACTAAAAACTGTTTTAGATACACTCGAAGAAATTATTAATAATGTTAAATGGAGACATTCAACAATTAAGAATGCCCTCGATTTTCGTAGATTTGAATCTGGTGCTTAATATATAATCAAGGTGAAGTAATGGAAATCATTAAAATTCGTAATAAAAATCATGCATTCCTACAGATAGAGTGCGATTACGGCATCGCTCAGGAACTATGTGACTTTTTCACATTCTACGTTCCTGGTTATAAGTTCATACCCGCATATAAGAATAAAATGTGGGATGGTAAGATTCGATTATTCGATATTAGATCTCATGAACTACCCTCTGGACTATTCCAATATGTAAAAGAATTCGCTAGTACTCCTGGTAGAGATTATGTAATAGAATTGGAACACTGTAACTACTACGGTATCCCTGATTCTAAACCTGTTATTGATATGAACTTTATATCATCTCTAACATTATCCTCAGGTGGCAAAGAAATTGTTCCAAGAGATTATCAATTAGAAGCAATACATCATGGTCTTTGTAATAAAAAAGCACTACTAATATCACCAACAGCATCTGGTAAATCTCTAATAATCTATATCTTATTACGTTATTACCTTGCTAACCACTCAAAGAAAATACTAATAATTGTACCAACCACTTCTCTAGTGGAACAGTTATATAAAGATTTTGAGGATTATTCACAGTATGATGATAACTTTGATGCGGAATCTATGTGTCATAAAATCTATTCAGGTAAAGCAAAGATATTTGATCAGAGAGTAACTTTATCAACTTGGCAATCTGTTTATAAATTACATGGACAATGGTTTGAACCTTATGGCATGGTGCTTGGTGATGAAGCACATAACTTTAAAGCAAAATCTTTAACTTCTATTCTTACTAAATGTAAAGAAGCGGAATATCGTTTTGGTACTACTGGTACTCTGGATGGTACAACAACTCATAAACTTGTATTAGAAGGTGGTTTCGGTCCTGCTTATTATGTGACTACTACTAAAAAATTAATGGATTCTGGTTCACTTGCTCAATTAGATATCTCTGTATTATTATTGAAATATCCAGAAGTGGAATGCAAGTTAGTTAATAAAGCAAAGTATCCAGAAGAAGTAGATTATATTGTTAGACATGAACGAAGAAATCAATTCATCTCTAAATTAGCATTAGATCAAGATGGTAATACTTTAGTTTTATACCAATATGTCGAGAAACATGGTAAACCTTTGTATGATATTATTAAGAGTTTAGCACATACAAGAAGAAAAGTATTCTTTGTATCGGGTGGTACTGATGTCGAAACTAGAGAACAAACTAGAACTATTGTAGAAACTGAAAAGAATGCTATTATTGTTGCTTCACTTGGAACGTTCTCTACTGGTATCAATATAAAGAACTTACATAATATCATCTTTGCTTCTCCTTCTAAATCACAGATTAAAGTGCTACAATCTATTGGTCGTGGTCTAAGAAAATCTGATGATGGTCGAGAAACCCGATTGTTCGATATTGCTGATGATTTGCATTATAGAAAGAATAAGAATTTTACTTTGCTACATGCCAGTGAAAGAATCAAAATATATACTAGAGAGAAGTTCAAATACAAAATATATGAGGTTTCCATATGAGTGAATTAGAAGTTGATATAAGGCATATTAAATTGGTGACTGGTGAAGAAGTTATCTCTTTGGTACTTGAAGTAACAGAAGGAGGTGTAATGGTTCTTTCATCACCATTACAATTGCATATCATAAAGAAAGAAGATATATATGGTTACACTTTTAGTCCTTTTATGCCACTTGGTGTTGATGGTGAAGTATTAGTATTAGTATCCAATATTGTTGCTTTTACTTATGTTACTGATGATATACGGGATGAATATATAAATGCTTCTGAAACACACAATGAAGAAACATCAATAGATGAACTATTAGTAAATGAAATGCCTTTTACCTCTACACTACATTAATAACCCTATCCCAATTTTCCCCGGTGACAGATTTATTATACTACATTTTATCATAAATGTCAAGCCCCTCCCCAATATAAAATAACCCTTTACTTTTCTATGAAAATGTAGTATAATAATTATATTATTAAAAGTAAAGGAGAGTATGCTCAATGAAACCACAAGATAAACCACACTACGTAAACAATAAAATATTTAGTAATGCGGTTGTTGATTATGTGAGGTCTGTTAACAAAGCAACCGAAGATGATCAACCAATCCCTGTAGTGACTGACTACATTGCTATGTCATTCCTAAAAATATCTGAAGGTCTAAGTCACAAATCAAACTTTATTCGATACACCTATAGAGATGAAATGGTGATGGACGGTGTTGAAAACTGTTTACGTGCTATCATGAACTATAATATTGAAACAGCGACTAGAACTGGATTACCTAACGCATTCTCTTATTTCACACAGATATGCTTCTATGCTTTCCTAAGAAGACTTGCTAAAGAAAAGAAACAGCAAGATATTAAATACAAATGGATTGATAATATTGATATAAATGACCTTGTTTCCTATGTAACTGAAGTCGAAGCATTAGATATGAACTCTGAAGTTTCCTTTGTAGAACAACTAAAAGAAAGAATCACTCTTGTAAAAGATAAAGATGAAAAAGTAAAGGAACTAATCAAAGAGAAAGAAGTAAAAACAAAGGCACTTGAATTCTTTATGGATGATATATGAAAGTAGCAATATTAAACGATACACATGCGGGAGTCAGGAACTCTTCGGATATTTTTATAAATTATCAAGAAAGGTTCTACTCTGAAGTATTTTTTCCTTACCTAAAGGAAAATAATATTACACAGATATTACATCTTGGTGACTATTACGAACACAGGAAGTACATCAACTTTAAAGCACTCAATGCTAATAGAAAACACTTCCTTGATAAACTGAAACTTAATGGTTTACATATGGATATTATTCCAGGAAACCATGATGTGTTCTATAAGAATACTAATGAACTTTGTTCCCTTAAAGAATTGCTTGGATATTATACTGGTAATGTAAATATTATCATGAACCCAACGGTTCTTAAATATGGTAAAACCTCTGTTGCTGCTTTACCTTGGATTAATTCTGAGAACTATTCTAAATCTATTGAGTTTGTTAATAATTGTAAAGCAACTATACTGGCGGGACATCTTGAACTTGTTGGGTTTGAAATGATGAAAGGTGTTATCAATGCACATGGTATGGATACAACAAACTTTAAACGATTTGATAAGGTTATATCAGGACATTTCCATACAAAATCTTCTATCGATAATATACACTATCTTGGTTCACAAATGGAATTCACTTGGGCAGATGCACATGATCCAAAGTACTTCCATATCCTTGACACCGATACTGATATCATAGAGAAGGTTCTAAACCCTATAACAATGTTTGAGAAAGTTGTATACAATGATGAAGAGTTGTGCTATGATGACTATGATTTTACGAAACTTGATGATAAGTTTGTAAAGGTTTTTGTAGTTAAAAAGAAAGACCCTTATTTCTTTGATAAGTTCATTGATAAAATACAAGATCGAGATATACATGAGTTGAAAATTGCAGAATCCTTTGATGAATTCTTGGGTGAGAATGTTGATGATGAAGGTGTACTAGTAGAAGACACCACAGAATTATTAGATTCTTATGTTGATGGAGTTGAAACTGAATTGGACAAACCAAGGATTAAACACTTGATGCAAAGTTTACTAGTTGAAGCACAGTCGATGGACATTTTATGATCACATTTAAAACCCTAACCTATAGTAATTTTTTATCTACAGGAACTAAAAGCACTACTATACTATTAAACAAATCACCATCTACTCTTATTATAGGACAGAATGGTTCTGGTAAGAGTACTATCCTAGATGCTCTATCATTTGCGTTGTTTGGGAAAGCCCATAGATCTATTACTAAAGGTCAACTAATCAATTCAATTAACAATAAGAATTGTGTGGTCACTGTAGAGTTCTCTATAGGAAAACATGAGTTCAAGATTGTAAGAGGTATAAAGCCTAATATATTTGAGATATGGCAAAACGATGTTATGATCAACCAAAGTTCTGCTGCTAAGGATTATCAGAAATACCTTGAGCAGAATATATTGAAATTGAATCATAAATCATTCCATCAAATTGTGGTATTAGGATCTTCTTCATTTATACCATTTATGAAGTTGTCTACAAACCACCGTAGAGAAGTCATTGAGGATTTACTGGATATACAAGTGTTCTCTAAAATGAACCAGATCCTTAAAGAAAAAGATGGTAAGATAAAGGAACATCTATTCAATGCCACACACCACACCGATAGATTAAAAGAGAAAATTGTTTCACAGAAGAAATATATTAAAGATATTGCTGAAATCTCGGATGATCAAATTAACTCTAAGAAAAAAGATATTGATAAGACATTAGAAACTATAGTGTCTTATAGAACTGACAATGAAACTCATCACACCTTTATATCAGAGAATGCCCATAACATTCAAAGTGAACTTAGTGAAATCACTAAGAAGAAACAATCACTAACCAATTTCATGGGTCAGTTTAATACACAGATAGCACAAGTGGTAAAGGAGTCAAAGTTCTATAGTGAGAATGATACTTGTCCTACTTGTTCACAGGATATTGATAGTATATTAAAGGATGTTAAATTAGATAAAGCAAAAACCAGAGCAGTACAATTAAATGAAGGTATCTCTAAAATCATTGATGAAGAAGTTACAATAGATTCACTGATAAAAGATCTAACCACACAATCTAATAGTATTATTAATAAACAAAGTGTTATTGACAGCAATAATAAGTCTATTAATTTACTATTGAATAACATCAAGTCTTATGAAAAGGACATTAATAGTATAACAGAAAAGAGTGGTGATTTATCTGAATCTAATGCGGAACTAGTTTCACTAATAAATCAACTTGATGTTAATAGTAATGAGAAGAGTAGACTTACAGATGAACGGGTTTATAATTCTGTTGCTGCTGAAATGTTAAAAGATACTGGTATCAAAACTAAGGTTATTAAACAGTACCTACCTGTAATGAATAGTCTTATAAATAAGTATCTCCAAGTGATGGATTTCTTTGTATTGTTTCATTTAGATGAAGGGTTCAATGAAACCATTAAAAGTAGGCATAGGGATGCTTTTAACTATTCATCATTCTCTGAAGGGGAAAAATCAAGAATAGATTTGGCTTTATTATTTACATGGAGACAAATTGCACGAATGAAGAATTCTGCCGCAACTAATCTATTGATATTAGATGAAACCTTTGATAGTTCTTTAGATAATGATGGAGTTGAAACTCTTATGAAAATCTTAGATACCCTTGAAACTGATACCAATGTGTTTGTTATTAGTCATAAGGGTGATATGTTAGACGGGAAATTTAGATCAAAGATAGAGTTTGTTAAGGATCATAACTTTTCAAATATAAAATAAAAGTGTTGACAAAGAAGTCAGTACAGGGTATAATTAGTCATAGTTTAAATAATAGAGGAAGAAATGAAAGGTTCAGTAGTAGTAGCAGTAATGGCAGCAACTATCATATGTTCGACAGCAAATGCTGATACATATGATATTCGATACGAAAAAGAGGTTAATAGAAGAGCTTTGAATTCCAGAGTAGCAATACAAAACCATTACGATCAACAACAACAGAAACGATTTATACAGGAATCGGATGCAAAGAAAAGGAGGAGACTTAGTTGGGGATTTACACTCGAACAACAAAACAATAAATATAAGTATACTGGGTGGTGAAAAATAAAGGTTGACAATGATGTCAAATTGAGTTATACTAACTTATACTAATAAATTATAGAGGTTATACAATGAACATCAAAGATGTTACATCATACACCAAAGAAGGAATTTACTCTGTTTACATATGGACAGATGAGTTTGTTGAAGTTGCATTCCGTAAAGATGATGCTATACCAGGACAAGATGATCTAATTGCTAAAGTTTGTTATGAGATCAACCATAGTACCTTAGCAGTGACCTATACAGAGACTTCTCCACTTTACATATTAAAAGAGAAGAAACTCCGTGATATTTTATTTTTACCGGACAACGGTATCTATCCAGATGCCCTTGAACTAGAAGAAGAACTGGAAGATATGTGTATATTAATTAGTCAAGTGATTGCCTAAACAAAGTTAATATATGAGTTATAATTAGTAATACTTTGAAAATATTTAATTGGAATATAAATGAAAAATTATAAAATTAAGTTTAATCTATACGAACAGTTCTTTGCTAACGCTAATAATACTCTAAGTGAGTTATTCTTTGCAGAATCTATTGAAGCAGCATCTTTGATGTGCTTTAGGAAATATGCTACTGGTGTTGTTGTTGATATTTTAGCAATCTCCGAGGCGTGATAAATGAAACTATTCAGAATAATACCAAAAACATTCACAAGATTGCTTGATGGATGGTGTAGATTTGATACACCACCAAAAGATATTGTGACTAATATTAAAAGTAAATCTGATGACGAGTTGATACTTTTATATTCACAACATAGGATTTATGATAGATTCTATTCAACACCCTCTGGATTAATCTTTAGCGTCACACTAAGAGAGATTAAAAAAAGAGGATTACTTCGAATGAATAATTTATAGTTGACATCTAAGACTAGTTAAGGTATAATAAGTCTTACTTTTAGGAAATATAGGAAATATATATATTACAATGATTGAAATGAAAAATAAAGTAATATTGGTAGACTGTGATGGTGTTTTACTTGATTGGGAACGTGACTTTGAAGAATGGATGACGGAACATGGTTTCACCGTTGTTGAGAATTCTGAATATCTCTATAAAGTAAATGAACAATACAATATCCCAAGAAAAGAGGGTAAATTTCTAGTACGAATGTTTAATGAATCTGCTAGAATGAAAAATCTACCTCCTTTATGGGATGCTATTAAGTATATTAAGAAACTCCATGAAGAACATGGTTATGTGTTTCATGTAATCACATCAATGACATCTAACGTAAATGCTCAAGAACTTAGAACACAAAACCTAAAGGCATTATTTGGTGAAACAGCAATTGAAAAGTTTACTTACCTTGATACTGGTGCAGATAAAGATGAAGCATTATCCGTATACAAAGACTCTAATCTCTATTGGATTGAAGATAAACCAGAGAATGCCGAGGTTGGTTTAGAGTTAGGTCTGGATTCTCTATTGATGTCTCATTCACATAATTATGAATATAAAGGTGGTGCTAAAGTGGTGTATAATTGGGAAGATGTTTATAAGTTAGTGATAGGAGATAAATGATGAGCGGTGGTTTTTTTGATTATGAACAATATAAAATTAGTGAAATTGCTGATCAGGTTGAGCAATTGATTCGGGATAATAATGTAGAGGATGAATATGGTGACGTGTACAGTTATGATGATGAAGTTATAGATAATATAAAAATCGGATTAAACCATTTACAACTTGCTTCAATTTATGCACAACGAATCGATTGGTTCGTTAGTGGTGATGATGGTAAAGAATCGTTTTTAGAAAGACTGGAAGAGGACTTGGGTAATTATGACTTACGGTGAAGCAGTAGAAGAAATGAACAAAGGGAATGGTGTGAAATTGCCTGAGTGGTCTGGTCATTGGTTTAAGGAGGATGGTATAGTAAAGGTTAGTTTGTCCGATGGTGGAGTTCTTAAAACGCCAAGTTTTCAACAATATATTTTTAGAACTGATTGGGAAATTGCATGATTAACTACAGATATAATGAAGATGAAATCCTTGATGATATTAAGCACTATATAGATGCTACATATTCTCAACATTATTCAAGGAATAAGTTCCAAGCATCAGAATTCATTATTGATTCTGGACATGGGATGGGGTTTTTCGTTGGTAATATATTGAAGTATGCCCAAAGATACGGAAAGAAGAATGGGTCAAATCGGGATGATCTGATGAAGACTTTACATTATACTATCATGGCAATTCATCAACACGATCTTAATGATGATGATGACTTGACAAATAGTTAAAAGTGTAGTATAATAGTTTTTTATAATTAAATAAGGTGAATAATATAATGAAATTTACAGAAGAAACATTAGCAGTATTAAAGAACTTTGGTTCTATCAATTCGAACATTGTTTTTAATCCAGGCAATACAATCAAAACTATGTCTGAAGCAAAAACCATTATGGCAACTGCTAAGATTGAACAAGAGATTGAAGCACAATTTGGTATCTATGACCTAAATGAATTCCTTAGTGTTATCCATATGTTTTCTGATCCAGATCTAGTGTTTGATCCTGATATGAAATTTGTACGGGTATCAGAAGGTAGACGTTCAGTAAAATACTTCTTTGCAAGTCCATCAATCCTTACAACACCCACCAAAGAAATTGTGATGCCTCCTGTTGATGTCACCTTTGTATTGACTGCTGATGATATGTCTAATATCCGAACTGCATGTTCTACTCTAGGTGTAACTGATGTGGTGCTTACTTGTACACCAGGTGATATCCCTAAACTTGTCGTTACTGACACCAAAGATGTAACATCAAACTCCTTTGATATTGAAGTACAGAATATGGAAGTATCCGATGTTACTTGTAAACTAATTTTCAATATAAATAATTTTAAATTCATTCAAGATGATTATGAAGTATCAATATCATCAAAACTTATTTCTAAGTTCAAAACATTAAATTCTGATATGGAATATTTTGTTGCCTTAGAAAAGAATTCAACCTACGGAGTATAGCATGACAGAAGAAGTACAACAACCTGCTGGATTATCATTACAAGATCTACAAACTGTGTTGTCCATTATCAATATCACTACTGAACGTGGTGCATTTAAACCCAACGAATTAACTGCTGTTGGCACATTATATGATAAGTTTTCAGCATTCGTTGAAGCAGCAAGAGTAGAATCCGAAGGTGTTGATGGTCCACCTGAAGAAGAAGAAGATCGTGTAGATGCCACTGAGTTAGTCTAAACAAAGAAACACTTGACTTGATATACAATATAATGTATACTATTAATTTATAATGAAAGAGGTTATTTGAAAATGAGCAATGAGTTTTTATATGTTGAAAAATACCGACCTAGGACTGTAGAAGATTGCATTCTACCAAAACCTATTAAGAAAGTATTTAAAGAGATCGTTAAGTCAGGTGAAATCCCTAATATGTTATTTACTGGTTCTGCTGGTGTTGGTAAAACGACTATAGCAAAAGCATTGTGTAACGAATTAGGGTTAGACTACATTTTGATAAATGGATCAGATGAAGGACGAAAGATTGATACTGTTCGTGACAAGATCAGATCTTTTGCTTCATCTGTTTCTTTACAAGGTGGTTATAAAGTAGTAATTCTAGATGAAGCAGATTATCTTAATGCAGATTCTGTTCAACCTGCATTAAGAGGTTTCATTGAGGAATTCTCTAATAACTGTAGATTTATCTTAACTTGTAACTTTAAGAATAAAATCATTGCACCATTACATTCAAGATGTTCTGTATATGAATTTAGTATATCCAATAAAGATAAACCTGAACTTGCTGGACAATTCTTCAAACGGGTAACTCAAATCTTGAAAGAAGAAAATGTAGAATTTGTACCCGAAGTTGTGGCACAAGTTATTACAAAGTATTTTCCTGATTGGAGAAGAGTATTAAATGAACTACAGAGATATGCTATAACAGGAAAGATTGATGCAGGATTACTGGTCAATCTATCTGATTCAAATATTAAAGATCTAATGAAACATCTTAAAACTAAAGATTTTAAGTCAATGCGTCAATGGGTCGTTAATAATATTGATTCAGAACCTCAAGCAATCTTTCGTAACTTATACGATAACATGATGGAATACATACAACCACAATCTATACCTCAACTGGTATTATTGATTGCTGATTATCAATACAAGAATTCATTCGTTGCTGATCATGAAATCAATTTGGTTGCTTGCATGACTGAAATCATGTCATCTGTAGAGTTCAAGTAATATGAATCCATATGATTTTGTAACGGCTATTAACAAAACCAAAAAAAATCTTATCGTTGATGCGTTAACTGAAAAGGAATATAACTCATTTGTTATAAATCGTTCATTATCGTACTTCAATGATACCATTCTTTATGCCAATGAAATGAATAAATATCACAAACTTGATAATAAACTTCAGTTCGATTTCCTCCTAAATACAATTAGGAAACGGAAAAGGTTCTCTAAATGGGGAAAGGAAACTGAATCTGAAGCATTAGAAGTTGTTATGGAATATTATGGTTATTCTGCTGATAAGGCAAGAAAGGTTATTCCGCTTCTATCAAATAGTCAAATTGATGAATTGAAATTAAGGATATTTAAAGGTGGAAAATAATAATACAGAAGTACAGGATTGGACTCCAGAGATGATGCTGGAAATCACTTTGAATGAACCAGATGATTTTTTGAAAGTTAGAGAAACTTTAACACGTATTGGTGTTGCTTCAAGAAGAGATAAAATCTTATATCAGTCTTGTCATATTTTACATAAGCAAGGTAGATATTTCATTGTTCATTTTAAAGAATTGTTTATTTTAGATGCTAAACCATCTAATCTATCCGTGAATGATTTACAAAGACGTAACACAGTTGCTACACTATTATCAGATTGGGGTTTGATTTCTATGGTAAACCCTGCCACTGCTACTGATGTTGCACCTCTAAGACAAATCAAAGTAATATCACATAAAGAAAAATCTGAATGGGAACTAAGTCCAAAATATAATATAGGAACTGTTCATTAATTATGAAACGTATAATACATATCAACCAACATGTGATAAAATCTAATAATAACAGGGATCAAAATAATCCTGTCATTACCTGTAAAACATATAAAGATAATATATATGGGTATGAAGCAGATTTTATTAATGGGAAAGTTGTTTATAGTAAAGATAAACCACTTTCTTGTGGTGCTAGAGTCTGGATAGAAACTAATGATCCTGTTAAGGTTTTAACTGAAACCGGTTGGGTTACTTTGTAATAAAACTACAATAGTTTCAACATGTTATATATTATAATCGTTTAAAATGCATTATAACTAGAACTAATAGGTATCATTGCATCAATAACAATATTAAGTGAAAATAGCACTATTATTCATGTTAGTAATCAATGACTTATAAAGGTTAAAATCGTTTAAATGTGGGTACGGTATGAGAAGTGTAAAAATATTACTAGGATTAATGATAGTTATGAAACTAGTGATAAATCCTTTGGCATTTGCTAAAGAGAAAGTTGCTGCTATATATGACTACAAAATCACAAGAGTAATTGATGGAGATACTGTTGCATTTGAAGCAAACTTTCTACCCGCACCATTGAAACAAGAATTATCGATTCGAGTGTTTGGTGTTGATACTCCTGAAAAGAGTTGGAGAGCAGAATGCGAAACCGAAGCACGGCATGGTGAAGAAGCAAGCAACTTCACTAAAAAAATGATCAAAGAAAGTAAAGTTCAACGAGTCGCTATTATAAAATGGGATAAATATGGAGGACGAGTTTTGGGTGATATCCTCCTAGATGGTAAAAGTCTTAGAATGATGTTACTAGAAAAAGGTTATGCTCGTGAATATTATGGCAAGAAAAAAGAATCTTGGTGTGATTTAAATAACCCTTAACAACTGATATGATCTATATTATAATAACGGACTTCTAAAAGTCCAATTTTAAACTAAAATCGAGAACATTAAGAATGAAAATATTACACGTAACACTACTACTTGCACTATCAATAGCATCTGCTAGTGCTAACCATACCAAAGTTAACCACTACACAACTGGATCGGGTTTTGTAAGTCCAGACTCTGAGTCTCAATATTATTGGGAATACAGATGCAACAATGTAGACAGTCTAACGGGTGTTTACTTTACATCGATAGAAAGTGAGATTGACACTAACCGAGCATATCTGCTTGATGATTGTGCATTGATGGTATTAGTGGATGAGTCCCTTGATGCTATAGGTGTACAAGGTTTAGTGGATATTACACTAGAGTTAGTTGATCCTGCTCCTGCTGTATATTTCAGACAAGTGCCTCTAGTATACTGTGATGGTTTCGGTCCTGCTATTGCTGGATGTGTTTCAAAATAATTCATTTATTTGAAAAATGAAGGTTGACAAGGAAGTCAACACCATGCTATAATGAATCTTACTTTAAAAATTAAAAAGGAACAATAATGTTGTACAAAGAAACAATTAAAACTCTAAAAGAGGCTAAAACTCCAGATCTTAGTTCTGTGAAATCTGCTTATTATGATTCTTCTGGTATGTTCAGTATCATTTCAGCATTAGAAGAGTTAAGTGACGAAGATCTTGCTTCTTCTAAAATTGATAAATCTAAAGAACTTAAAATATGGAAACAGATACTAAAACTTGAAAAACAATCTGAGTTAGGAAAATATCTATAGAAAACTGAAATGTTTAAATATTTACTACTACTACTTTCTTCGATATCAATTATTACTTGGATAGTGACAATTTTTAAAAATATTCTAAAAATAAGTGTTGACATCTAGCACTAGATAAGGTATAATTAGTCTTACTTTTGAGAAATACAGGAAATATATTATGAAATTAGTAAATGCAGAAAAGATTGATGAGAACGGTGTAATAACGTTTAAAGTATACCTTCCAGAAGATGAGAAGGTATACTTCTCTGATTATACTTTAAAAAATGCAAAACGTAAATGTGTTACATATCTTAAAGAACGAGGATATAAATTGAATACAATATCATCCTTTTCATTTTCTTGTTAATCATGATGAAATTTAGATATAAAGTTTTTATTAATGGGGTTTGTCAGGCATACTTTTGTAACGGCCATGATGCCAGTAAATGGGTCATGAAAACTCGAAGTATGTTTGATTTAACTTGTAATAGAATTTATTTGGAGGCTATATGATGAAAACACTTACAATACTTATGTTGATATTTTCTACTAATGTTCTAGCACACCATGAACATTACACTGAAAGTCAATATATGGTTAATAAAAATTGGAATGAATATTTGATACGAAAGCAACATAATAATCATCATAATCATAGACATGTTGTGAGGTATAATTATAATGGAAATTATCATAGAAATTATCATAGACGACATAACCCACATTATCATGATACTGTTGGATCGATAATAGTTGATATTTTACTAAGAAATTAATCTGATATAAATAAACTTGAATCGCAGATTGTCTGGATTCATTTTACTATAACCCTTGCTTAATACTAGGAGGTCATTTTATGACACAATTAAACACAATGTTCCCACGTTCATCTTTTGTTGGTTTGGATAGTCTTTTATCAGATATGCAAGCAATTACAAGAAGTTCCGAAAATCATTACCCACCACATAATCTTAAAAAGATATCTGAAACAAAATATAAGATTGAACTTGCTGTTGCAGGATTTAATCAAGACGAACTGTCTATATCTGTTGAAGATCGTACCCTCACTATCTCTGGCGATTCAGATAAATCAAATGATGAATCGTTTGAATATATCCACCGAGGTATCTCTACTAAGAAATTTAATAAGAAATTCAGACTTTCCGACTATGTTGAAGTATCGGAGGCTGATATTATTGATGGTATTTTAATTATTACCTTAGATGTTATTGTTCCTGAAGAAATGCAACCCAAATCTATCCCTATTGGTAAAGCACAGTTCTTAACCGAATCTAAATAAAACCAATTTATAGATAGATAAAATACTACCTCGAAGGGAAGAGCAATCTTCCCTTTTTTTATGAATTAACCTTTAAAATTAAATTATGATAAAAATACTAAGATTACTAAGTCACGAAGAAATCCTTTGTGAAGCAACTGAAACAGACACTGGATGGATAATTAAAGAACCTATGCTTATTGTTCCATCAGAAAATGGAATTGGTTTAATGGCATTCATGCCCTATTCCACCATTGAAAATGATGACACGGAAATCAAAAAAGAGCATGTTCTATTTGTCACAACAGCAGTTGAGGGATTAGTCGAAAAATATAAATCACTCTTCTCTAAAATCTATGCACCAACTCCAAGTATTATTGTGTAAAGAACTAATGTAAAACGGTGTACATTCCTTTTGTACACCTGTTGACATACAATAAAATGTATGTTATAATACCTATATTATGAACAAGTGAGGAATCAATGCAGAATACTTTCTATACCAATGTCAGTCGTTACGGCAATCAACTACTCTATCGTGGATACAAAGACGGTTATAAATTTCAAGACAGAATAAAGTTTGCTCCGGTAATGTATCAAAAAGATCCTGATGGTACTGCTGTTGCATTTGATGGTACAAAGGTTATGCCTATACAATTCCATTCCATGAGAGAAGTCAAAGATTATAAAGATCGGTGGGATGGTGTTTCTGGTGCTGATAATACTCTTTATGGTAACTCTAACTTTATTTCTCAGTTTATTCAAGATAAATTTCCAGATGATATAGAATATAATAGAGATATGATTAATGTATCTACTATTGATATTGAGGTTTATTCTGATGAAGGTTTCCCTAAACCAGAAGATGCTTTATATCCTGTCACGGCAATTACTCTAAAGAACAATATTGATAACATATATTATACTTGGGGTGTGGGGGAATTTGATTCATCTAATTGTGAAAACAAAGTAGTCTATGTGAACTGTAATGATGAAAGAGATTTATTAAGTAAATTCTTAACACATTGGGCATTACCTGATAATTGTCCTGATGTGATTACAGGATGGAATTCTAAGTTCTTTGATATACCTTACCTTGTTAATAGAATATTTCGTATATTAGATGAATCTTATGTTAAGAAGTTATCCCCTTGGGGTTTAGTTTCGCCTCGTACAGTAACAAAGATGAACAAAGAAACCCAATATTTTGATTTGACTGGTGTTAGTCAATTAGATTATCTTGATTTATTTAAGAAACTTGGATATTCCTATGGTGCTCAAGAGTCCTATAAGTTAGATCATATTGCACATACAGTACTTGGAGATCGTAAAATCTCTTTTGATGAATTCACAAATCTACAAGGGTTATATCTCAATAACTATCAAAGGTTCATTGAATATAACATTAAAGATGTAGAACTTGTGGATAGACTTGAAGATAAGTTGGGATTAATTACCCTTGCATTTACTATGGCATATCGTGGTGGTGTAAATTACATTGATATCTTAGGTACCACTGGAATCTGGGAATCCATTATATATCGTGACATCTCTAAGAAAGGTATTATATCTCAACCGACTAAAGATAATATCAAGAAGGATTATCCAGGTGGTTATGTTAAATCGCCAATGGTTGGATTACATGAATGGGTTGTATCATTCGATTTAAACTCACTCTATCCAAACATTATTGCACAATGGAATATGTCACCCGAAACTATTGTTGATAATGATAGAAGAGATTTAACACCTGATATGTGTCTTGATGGTGCTTATAATACAAATCCAGATTATACTCTAGCAACTAATGGTGTATATTTTCGTAAAGATAAACAAGGCATTCTACCTAAAATCATTATAGAATATTATGCTGAACGAAAGTTGATCAAGAAAAAGATGTTAGCATCTCAACAAGAAAAGGAAACAATACCCAAAGATAATAAAAAGGAATTGTATCGTGTTGAACGTGATATCTCTATCTATGAGAATCAACAGATGGCAATTAAGATTCTTATGAACTCTCTTTATGGTGCTATCGGTAATAGATATTTCAAGTATTATGATCTAAGAATTGCTGAAGGGATTACGTTAACAGGTCAAATGGTTATTCGATTGGCTGAAAGAGCTGTTAATGCTTTTATGAATAAGATAGTTGGCACTAAAGATGTTGATTATGTTATTGCTATTGACACAGATTCTGTCTATGTAAACTTTGCACCTTTGGTGAAGAAATATGTGGGTGATAACAATCCAGTAGGAGCAATTGATAAAATCTGTAGAGATCAGTTTGAACCTATGTTGCAAAGAACTTATGCTGGATTATTTGAGAAGTTCAATTGTCTTGTACCTAGAATGGAAATGTCAAGAGAAGCAATTGCTGATCGTGGTATCTGGACAGCAAAGAAAAGGTATATATTGAATGTCCATAATAATGAAGGTGTACAATATAAAGAACCTAAGTTAAAGATTATGGGTATTGAAGCAATCAAATCTTCTACACCAGCAGTATGTAGAACTGCTCTAAAAGATCTGTTTAAAGTTATTATCACAGGGTCAGAAGAGAATACTCAGAGCACCATAGCAAAGTTTAAGAATCAATTTTTAACATTCAAACCAGAAGAGATATCATTTCCTAGAGGTGTATCGGATATTACTAAATGGAAAGATTCTGAAGTTATCTATAAGAAAGGAACACCAATTCATGTAAGAGGATCGGTTCTTTATAATCATCATGTTATCGCTAAAGGTTTAAAATCTAAATATCCTTTGATTGGTAATGGTGAAAAAATTAAGTTCTGTTATATGAAAATGCCTAATCCTATTAAGGAAAATGTTATAGCATTTCCTGATTATTTACCACCAGAACTTGGACTGGAGAAGTATATAGACTATGAACTACAATTTGAGAAAACCTTTCTTGCTCCTATTTTACCAATATTAGATGCTGTTGGTTGGAGTGTAGAATCTAGAGTATCACTTGATGACTTCTTTTAAAATAAGTG